TGTGCATACCCCCCGTCTTGCGACAGGTTGGAAATTTGGTTTTAGGTTGAGATTTTGAAAACCCCAACCCAACCCCATTAATATTACTGAACTATAATATTTTCAGTATATTTATTATCAATGTTGAGCCATTTAATATTCATTACACTAGTTGCATAATAACGCCCATTAATGCCCTTAGAATACTCTTTAAAATACTTAGGCACTATCTCTACACTCTCACCATTAATTAACACCTTACAACCTTGAATTTTTGTAAGTCTATTTAATAGCATAGCCTTAACAGATGAACTAACGTCTAAACTCAAAATCTTACTTTTTAATATTTCCATTTTTTCTCCTCTGAAAAAGTTTATCTTATACCCCTTATAATACTTAGGGGCGGTTAGGTTCCCATATATTTTATATTTTTTTTAATCCCCAAGTTATCCACAATACGAATTATATTATATCCTCTTCTCGTAGCTCTAACAGGTGTTCTAACTCATCATAATTTAAATTGCTTGGGTTGGTACTACTTTCAGGATATTCTACGATATAATGCGTTTTAGAGGTGTTTAAATCAATGATAACAACCCTATCTATTTCAATGGTTGGTAATCCTCTATGATTATTTATAGATATATCCTCTAATAAATCCCAATGTTTATTATGTGCGTCGTAAAAATCCCCCTCTACAACCTCAACCAATACAGGATTATTCTTTAAAGTAAGTTCTATTTTAAACATAAAACACCATCCAATATTTTTTATAATTTTCTATTTCTTTTTTCATATCTTTTAACATATTTTGTTCTTCTTGTCTTCTTTTTTCAATCTCTTTTTTTGCTCTTTCTAATGTCATCATTTTTTTTATTCTCCTATATTTTTTATTTTTCTACCGCTTTATAAAAAGTATCCTTATTAAAATTAGGATTATCTTGTTTTAAATATGTAGTCAAATCTATTAAAAAATTATCCCAATTAATATTTAATTCCATCTCATCAGTATTATTTTTTATTATTTCCGCTAATTTAATATAGTTTTTTTTAGTCATTTTTTTTTATCCTTTTTAGAGGGCTTTAAAATATTATTTCTAAGGCTAAACCGAACCAAAATAATAATAACTCGCCCTCTGTTAGTTTCAGATATATGCGGTTTACTTACTCCATATACTACAAAAATTATATTTGGTTCCCAAGTTTTTTAAAAAAAGTTTTCCACAACTTATTAACATTTAAAAAGTTTGCTTATACGCATAAAATTAAATAAGGTTCCCATATATTTATATATAGCCTTTAAACGCTTTAAAATAGCCCTTAAAGGCTACATCTACCCTTTATCAATAGTTATATCCTAAAATCTCTTTTATCGTCTTGTAGATACCATTTAATAATTTTGTCGTCATAGAAATAAATTTTTTTTATTTTTTCTGGAACTTTATTTTTATATTGTAGTATATGAGATAAGATTAATAATTAATGGAGTTTGTTATTATGACTTTAAAAAATAAACTTTTGTTATTAGGTATAAGCAAGGCGAAACAGGTAAAAGTGGAAAGAGCCAAATATTTATCTAATGACAATGGTAAATTCGTAAGGTTGAGAGGGCAAAAATTCCCTCTTGAAAGTGGCAAATATTATAATTGTTCAGATGAACAAGCAATATTAAAAGCCATTGACGAAGCAGTAAATATATATTGGGAATATAAACCAATATATAAATAAAAAAGTTGGGAACTTTAATTAGGTTATTGCATATAACTAATAGATAAACAACAAAAAACTAAATATTGTGTAGTTTCTTACAACAAAAAAAAGTTTTATAGCACAATAAACAAAGGTTTTTAGTGGGAGAACACTTGTGAACGCATATTATAGCAGGGTTATAATATGAACTATAATCAATAATGACTATTAACCTTTGAAAAACAAAGGAGAACAAATGGAATATAAATATTCTGCGGTAAGCAGTATGAGAGAAATTCCACAAGAAACGCCAACCTGTAATTGTAGTATGTGTGGCGAGGAACTTACAAAGTTCTTTGTTGGATGGACTATGAGTGAATATGAAGACGATTATAGAGTTTGTGGAGAGTGGGATTGTTGGAAAGAGTTTGGAAGTTATTATGAAAGTGAAGTCCCATTTGAGGATTATGTAGATGATGTAGATAATATGACGGATGATGATTGGGATTGGGCAGTAAACGAGTGGATGTTTAACGAATACGATATAGTAAAATCTGATAAATGGAAATAAAGTTGGGAACCTTTATAGATTTAAAGCATTAGAGAAGTATAAACAAAGGAGAATATATGTATAGAAATGTGAGTGAACATAATTTTATAAATATAAGTAATCAGTATAGCCAACATAAAGATAATTTTTCTTATGATGGTAAGAAAGCACTATATAAATATTTAGTGGACTTGGAGGATGCAACAGGCGAAATGATAGAAATGGATTGGATAGCTTTTTGTAGTATGTATGGAGAATACGAAAGCGAACAAGAATTATTAGAGCAATACAATGAGAAAAGTCTTGATGATATTATGGATAAGACAGATGTCATAGAGTTTAAGTATTATGATAAGCCACAAGATTATATGAGTGATAATTGGACTTATAGATATATTGTATTAGAATATTAAAGACTTGGGGGTGGTGGATATTGTCGCCACTCTTTGCGAGAGAGTGTTGGTTAGAGTATTATAGCGTTTGAGAAAATGTAGGATACGCAAATGAGAATATCAAATGAGATAGTGCATAGCCATTATATTCAGAAGCCCCCTGCGTAATTACAGGTTGGACAAACAAAGGTGGAAAACCATTAAATTTATTCCACGCCTACGCAGTAAAGGATAAACAAAGCCTGTAAATAATTAAACAAAGGAGAACAAATGAACGAATACCAAAAAGACAGAGACGCACAGAAAAAAATAAATTATATCTTACTGAAACAAGTAATTGAAAATCTTGATGAGTTGGAGAAAGAG